GCCAAGAAATGAGCGCGTTGCCCTGCTCCATCTACCGCGCGCCTGGCTCTATCCGGCGTGCCCGTTACAGCTACGACACCATGCTGGCGACCACGCAACAGCAACTGGACGCACGCCTTGCGTCCGGCTGGCATCTGACGCTGGAGCAGGCTCTCGATGCAGCAGGGGAAAGCGCTTCGCGCCACCTGGCCAATCGCAAGGTGCGCGTGCGCAAGGTGCGAGTGGCAGCGCCACCCACCGAGCGTCGCGCGTCCTTCAAGCGTGCTGCTGCCGCTGCAAATGTTGAACAGACCGTCGTTGAAAAAGCACCTGTCGAAGAACCGACAGCCGTGCCAGACGACGACGCTGCACCGACCCGCATCGAGTTGGTGGCAAAGGCCACAGAACTCGGCCTGAAGTTCAGCAAGCGCACCAGTGACGAGAAGCTGCTGGCCATGATCAACGAAGCGCTCAAGGAGGTGTGACATGGGCTACAGCAAGCGCCAGTTCGTCGCGGCCGCATTCGAGGAAATTGGCCTGGCCTCCTACGCATTCGACCTGCAGCCGCAACAGTTCGAGTCGGCCCTGCGCAGGCTCGACGCCATGATGGCGTCCTGGAACGCGCTGGGCATTCGCATGGGCTACCCGCTGCCGTCCAGTCCGCAGTTCAGCGACATCGATGCCGAGTCCGAGGTTCCAGACAGCGCCAACGAGGCCATCATCACGAACCTGGCGGTCAAGATAGCGCCTGGTTACGGAAAGCAGGTCATGCCGGACACCAAGGCCACGGCCAAGGAGACTTACAACACGCTGCTGTCGCGCGCTGCTGCACCGCTGGAGCAGCAACTGCCAGGCACCATGCCGTCCGGCGCTGGCAACAAGCCATGGCGCGTCTACGACGACCCATTCCTGCGTCCTCCTGTCGATCCGGTCTTGGCCGGGCAGGACGGACCCATCGAGTTCAACTGAAAGGATTGACCCATGCCAACTATCAACCAACTCCCGCTGCTGGCCCAGGTCTCTCCTGGCGACCAGGTGCCCGTCTACAGCCCGAACAACGGCGACGCGCGTCGTCTGCCGATTAGTTCGCTGCTGCAGTTCTTCCAGCAGACATTCGCCAGCCCCACGCTTGCCACCAACGTCTACACGCCTGGCACCGGGTTCAACCTGGCCGTGCCCACGCCTGTGGCTGCCCAGCAGTGGATGCTGATCCAGCCTGCTGGAACTCTGGCCGCTGGCACCGTCACGCTGCCGCTGAACACCGGCACGCCTGACGGCACCGAGGTGCTGATCACGACAACGCAGCAGATCACGGCCTTCACACTGGCACCGAACGGCGCAGCCAATGTCTATGGCGCACCAGGTACGCTGGCGGCAGAGGACTTCTTCCGCATGCGCTACGTGCTGGCCACCAACTCCTGGTACCGGATCGCATAAGGTGGCCTGAATGCAAGTGCCCATCCTCAACGGCATCTACACGGACAACGGTCCGGACATTCGCACGTCCTACCCGGTCAACCTTGTGCCGGTGCCGAAGAAGTCTGGCATCAGCAATGGGTTTCTCCGGCCCGGCGACGGCCTGGTGGCCAACGGCACCGGCCCAGGCATCGACCGTGGTGGCATCAACTGGAATGGCATCTGCTACCGCGTCATGGGAACCAAGCTCGTGACCGTTGCCAGCAATGGCGCTGTGACCGTGCTTGGCGACGTCGGTGGTCCAACCAACACGCTGGTGAGCATGGACTACAGCTTCGACCGTCTGGCCATCGCGTCCGGTGGGCGACTCTACTACTGGAATGGCGCACTCACGCAAGTGACTGATCCCGATCTTGGCGTGGTGCTCGATGTGGTCTGGGTGGACGGCTACTTCATGACCACCGATGGCACCAGCCTGGTGGTGACAGAACTGACCGATCCAACCCAGGTCAACCCGCTGAAGTACGGCTCCAGCGAAGTCGATCCTGATCCGGTGGTGGCTCTGCTCAAGCTGCGCAACGAAGTCTACGCACTGAACCGCAACACCATCGAGGTGTTCGACAACGTTGGCGGCGACTTCTTTCCGTTCCAGCGCATCGACGGCGCGCAGATTCAGAAAGGCGTCATCGGCACGCAAGGCTGCTGCGTCTATCTGGAGACGGTGGCCTTCTTGGGAAGCGGACGCAACGAGCAGCCAGGCATCTACCTTGGCGCAAACGCACAGGCGCAGAAGATCAGCACGCAAGAGATCGACATGCTGCTGCTGAACTACACCGAGGCGCAACTTGCCCAGGTGAAGCTGGAGGCGCGCAACGACAAGAACCACCAGCACCTGTATGTGCACCTGCCGGACCGCACCATCGTCTATGACGCGGCAGCCAGCGAGGCGCTTGGCGAGCAGGTCTGGTTCACGCTGACCAGCAGCCAGGTCGGCTTCAGCCAGTACCGTGCGCGCAACCTGGTGTGGGCCTACGACAAGTGGCTTGTGGGCGATCCGCAGTCCAGCACCATCGGCTACATGGTGCAGGACATTGGAAGCCATTGGGGACAGATCGTGCGCTGGGAGTTCGGCACGCTGATCGTCTACAACGAAGGCAACGGCGCAATCTTCAACGAACTGGAACTGGTGGCGCTGACCGGCCGCGTGGAATTTGGCGTCGATCCGATCATCAGCACCAGCTACTCGGTGGACGGCATGGCCTGGAGTCAGGACCGACCGATCCGGGTTGGCACCACCGGAAGCACCAAAAAGCGCCTGGCATGGTTCCAGCAAGGCCACATGCTGAACTGGCGAATCCAGCGCTTCCGTGGCGACACTCAGGCGCACCTGTCGTTCGCCAGGCTTGAGGCACAAATCGAGGCGCTTGCGTACTGACCATGGCAACGCAAAAACTCAACCTCACACGCGACCAGCTTGCGACTTTCTTAGGGAACCATGAACTGATCAAGCAGTTCGAGCGCCTGTTCCAGATCGCTGACGAGGTTTCGCCTTCCAGCGACACCACTGGCATCAGCATCCAAGCTGGTAATGCGGATGCCGCAGCCAATGAAGCGCTGGCGCAGATTGTCAGGTTGGCGCAAGACGCAGCCACCAACAGCGGCGCGGCAGACCAGAAGGCGGTGCAGGCACTGGACGCACTTGGACGCATTGCGCAGGCACTGGCATACCTTGCAACAGCGCCAGCAGTCCAGAACAACAACTCGGTTGTGACGGACTACATCGACCTGACGGCATCGACGCATGTCAATCGCATCCGCAGGCTGGCGTGGAACTCGACCGATCAAGCGCCTGAAGTCGGAATGGATTACGACGTGATCCAGCAGATTGGCTTGGAGTGGTATGCGCGCGTTGGAAATACGACAGGCTCAACCATTCCGAACGGGTCTGTTGTCGGGTTCGCTGGTGCAACACCAAACGCGCTGCTTGTCGCGCCATATCTTGCAGACGGATCAAGCTCGTCGCTTTACATCCTCGGCGTGATGACGCACGACCTTCCGGACAGTGGACAGAAAGGCTATGCGACTGTCTGGGGCTTTGTGCGCGATCTGGACACCAGCGCGTTCACGGCAGGAGACATTCTGTATGCGTCGCCAACTGTTGCTGGTGCGTTCACGAACGTCAAACCAACGGCACCGAACAACGTCATTCCGATTGCTGCATGCATTGTGGCCGACGCTACATCTGGCGTGATCTTTGTGCGCCCAACAATCGAGCAGCAGAAGTACTACGGCATCTTCACCAAGACCACCGACCAGACGCCAGCGGTCATCAACACCGAATATCTGCTGACGTTCGACAATACGCAGATCAGCAATGGCGTGGCCATTGGTGCTCCGACATCAAGGATCGTTGTTCCAGAGTCAGGTCTGTACAACTTTGATGCGACTGTGCAACTGACCAGCGGAAGCTCGTCTGCAAAAAACATCTGGGTTTGGTGGAAGAAGAATGGAACAGCAGTTGCCAACTCTGCCCGTCTTGTGACTTCAAACATCAACAATGGATACATTCCAATTGCGTTGGGCGAGTTCTTCTCGCTGGCGGCCAACGACTATATCGAGATGGCATTCGCAGCAGACAGCACCAGCGTGACGGTGGATAGCGTTGCAGCCACAGCATTCGCACCTGCTGCACCCGCTGTCATCCTCAACGTCACTCAAGTTCAACAGTAAGGAGAAATCATGGGCGTCCTAGTGAAAACCCTAATCCCTGCAAAGCAAGCAGAGAATGCACAAACCACGCAGTACACGGCCACCAACTGCAAAGCCATCATCGACAAGTTCACGGCCACCAACACCAGCGCAGGCAACGTG